CACGCCCGGACATCCCGTCGAAGCCACACCCGCAAGTCCCGTAGGATGTGCCGAACGCCCATGAATCTAGAATAATGGGTGAGGACGCCTTCGCGTACGATTTTCCGTGCCAAAGGTGCAAGCGCAGGACCGATTTTAATAATTCTGATGGTCATTGTTTGCTTAGAGCTGCACCATACTGATAATGAACTGAAAATCCGCAACCGTACGCGCAATGAAGTACAGACCACCGGCAGCTTCCCAGCGCCGTTGAAACTTAATTTGCGCTTCGTCTTGCACGCCTTCGTCATCCTTAAGTTCAATCGCAAACTTGCGGCCGTCCAGCGGGAACGCGAGAAAGTCAGCCACGCCTTTCAGCACGCCCAAGCGCTTCAGTTTAAGGTGGTATTGCGGGGCGGCCTTGCGCTCGTTGGCAACGTGGAAAATCAGCAGTGCGGGGTGCACCTTTTGGCACCAAGCCCACGCTTTCATATGGGTCTCGTTCTCCGAAGGTCCCCGCTGAAGACGGCTGCCTTTCAGCTTAACGCGCTTTTTTCGCACCTAGGATACCCAGTTCCCTTAGTCGATCTTCACGTCCCGGCAGCCACGCCTCTAGCGCTTCGCGGAGCGCTGCAGAGCGATTCTTTACCGTGTCGCTGTCGATATTGCGGGTCACGTAGTCCAAGCGCTCTACAAGCGCCTTGGGCAGCCGGCCCGAAATCATGATGGTGTTCACGGCCATAGGTGGTATGCTATCCGAATTGTCATACAAGTGCAAGGACTAATCAATGTCGATAGCACCAACCGGCGGCGCGGCAGGCGGAATCGGCAGCGGCCTCGGGACCATCATTGGCGCACAGATAGGCTCTAACGATATTCAGCAAGGCCAGGATACCGTCACCGCGAATACGAACGCGGTGCAGGGCATGCAACAGCCTTTCATTCAGTTCGGCCAGTCGTTCTTACCGGGTGCCTCGAATGCAATCGGCGGCGTACAGAACGCCGCGCAGGGCACACAAAGCTACAACCAGTTCATGTCCGGCTACACGAACACGCCGGCTGCGCAGTACCAACTACAGCAAGCGAATCAGGTACAGAACAACAGCGCCGCCGCAACCGGCGGCTTGCTTTCCGGTGCGAACGAACGTGCGCTCGGCACCATTGATAACGGCATCGTCGCTCAAAATGCGAACACTGCGTACAACGAATACTTGTCCGGCAACAATCAGCAATTCGGCCAGCTCGAAACGTCGCTCGGCAATATGTTCCAGGCGATCGGTGTCGGGCAGACCTCGCTCGGTCAGGACGTGAGCACCACCAATGCGGAGAACGCAGACACGACAGCATTGGCGCAAGCACAGGCGAAGCAAGGTAATGCCAAGGGCAGCGGCCTCGGGTCTATCTTTAGCGGGCTCGGTTCCATGCCGTTTTAACCGTCTTTAGGTGGGTAAGCCATGTTGTAGAGGGCGCCAGCCACGCGCCACCGTACCGCTTCTTTAGCGGCGTCCCATTGTTGTACGGTTCCGCTAAAACCACGCGCGCCCATGTCCAATATAACTCGGGTAGCGATTTCTTCGGCTACGGCTGCGAAAGGTGTAGCCGAAATATCTGGCGGAAATTCGCGCTTATCTTTTGGGTTTTTGATTTCGTCTGCGGCGGCTCTTAGGTCCATTTTACTACCTCACAATCGCGTTTTCGTGTCCGATAGGTATCGACAACGACTATTTTTGGCGGTATCGGTTCGATGCCGTTTTAAGTTTCCCAAGGCATTTTTGGTAAAACTGCCGCGACTTTGCGGCCGACCGTAACGATGGTGTCGTTTTGGTCGCCGTGGTTGACCATCAAAACCTCTTCAAGCTCCATGCCATTACAGATGCCCAGGCCCAGGCTGTTCCAGCCGCATACGATGGCAATACCACCTAACTTAAGAACTCTGGCGGCTTCCCGCTTCCGCGAGCTGTAAAAGCGTCTAGTCGTATCAGCCGGCCCGAAACCTTGGTAGGCTTCTTTGACTTGGCGCGGTGAGAATGGAGGATCAAAAAGAACACCATCGACGCTCGCCGCCGGCAACGACTTGAGGAAGTCGAGTGCATCTTGGTTATGGGTGCCGGCGAACTTAGGATTGATGTCGTTCGTCAACCGGCAACGATCATTAAAGATACTGGCCCGGCAGAACGGGTCAATCCAAAAATCCGCCGTCGAAAGATAGCGCTCAATCAGTTCACGGATCGGTTTGATCGTGAATGTCTCGCTCGACGGCATGGCCCATATTCGCTCAATTTTCATCTTGTTATCGAATAAATAAAACAATCTTGCGGCTCTGTACTGACATTCGGGAAAAACTCGAATCTGCGCAAGATGCCTTCGCATTGCGCGCCCATGCGCTCGGTTACGCGCTGCCCTGGAATGTTATCAATATGCACATACGTCCATAGCCGCCAGATTTGCGGGTGTGTAAAAATCCATTGTACGAACGGCCGGCAGAACTCGCGGCCGGCGCCGCGTGCTTTCCAATCGGGCCGGAACATGATTGACATGGTTGCTTGGTGCCGACTGACTTCTAAGCCGATGATGCCTAAAACTTCGTTATTAGAGCATACGGCCTGCCATTTTGTCGGACTGTTATGGTACTGTTCTATGAGCTTCGTTGCTTCGTTCACAGACTTATGCGTACGGAAGCCCATATAGCGCGTCACGCCGGGGTTGCCCGTCAGTACGAACAGAGTGGCCCCTTCCCACGGATTCAGGTCGCGAAGGGTGAAGCGGCCGACTTGCGCGCTCGTCATGGTGCGTTCCAAGGAAATAATTTAGGTTTGGTTAGCCGTTCGTAACGCGTGTACGGCGCAGCTTTAGGCCCCCATACTGTCCACACGCAATTAAAGTACGGCTGCCCCGCGCCTGTAAAATCCGGTTTCCAGCATAATGCATAAACCGCTTCCGGCAGACGTCGCTGCCAAAGCTTCGTACGGTTGGCAGCGTGCCATAGATTGACGTTTACAAGCATAGCAATATACGGCGTCTCTAAATCAAGTGCGTGTTTTATAAACGCGGATACAGAGCTGCCGAAAGGAGGATTGGTAACGATAGCGTCGGTAAAACGAAATGGCGTTTTCAAAAAATCGATCCCACCTTCGCCATAGCCTCGGTAAACCAGATCCGTACCGATAACTTTGAAATGGCTGCTCAAAAGCTTTGCAATTCCGCCGTCGCCGCAGCTTGGCTCCCAAATTGTTTTTGGCCAGCCAGTGAGTGTCGGTAAGAGCGCTAGTGTACATTCAATCGGCGTGGGGTAAAAATCGTTTTCCCGCCGCTCGCCCCCATTGTTGGCGGCTTGGATTATTGTCATTTCCGCATTCTCTCGCTCTCATAGCCTTCGCAATCCAGCGGCAATCCCGAAGTCCACGAGCGCGGGCGCCGCATGATCTCCCGCATCTGTTGCGACTGTACAGCAGCAACATCGGCACGCGCAAGACTTAAAATCGAATCGTAAACATCTAGGATCAAAACCACGTCGGGCAACTCGCGTTCTATATCGGCTTCGGCCGCCGTCACCAGATCCCGCGTCATGGACTGGCAGGCAATTTCGAGCAACGAACCGCCGAACGCTTTTTGTCGAAGCATCGCACCGAACTTGGCCCTGAAGAAAGCCATTTCACCGCCGTACGTGATATGTGCAGAGTAGTGCGGTACGGCGCGGCCGGATGGTAGCAGCATCCAAATGGTGCCATGGCCGTCCTTTTGGAAAGCAACCTTGCCAGCAGGGAATATGCGACCCGGCTGTTCGTAGATCGCGAATTTGAACGCATCGGCGAGCGCGTACCAAAGAGACACCAACAGCGGGTTCGCTTGCCGGTAGCCGTCGATGTCGGAACGGGCTTTGATTTCGTCCATGTTATTGCCGGCGCGGCGTTGGTGCGCCATGTACGTTTTCCAGCCGAGTTGATAGTTACCGCCCAGCGTCACAGATTTGTAGCTCTGACGTTCATGCGGGTGCGTCTTTTTGGTAGATCCAGGCGGACAGCGCCCCATGGCAATTGCGTTGTATATGTACGGATCGCCGCCGGTCGCCAGCACGTTCAAGCGCTCGGTATCGCCGGCCACCCATAGCGCAATGCGGTATTCCGCGTTCGACAGATCGTTGTCGCAAACCATCCAGCCCGGCGGTGCTACGATCGTACTCCGCAGACAATCCGTCAGTGCGATGTTGTTGTATTTGAAGCCGCCTTTAAGACCTTGGATAACGCTATCAATCGTCGGGCGTCCATCCTGTCCGTCGTACTTGCCTGACGGGCGGGCAATGTTGAACATATTGGCGCCTTCGGACGTGCCGCGACCCGAACGCGCGCCGAAGTATCGCGTGGCGTCTTTGTAGAATCCGTTGACGTGGCGATCTAGCAAAGCTTGCGCTTTCAACGGCGCCGAACCGCCTTCAGCCTGTAGCAATTCCAGAACAATTCGTACGTCGGGATGTAGGTTTTCATCGGCCAGCTTTTCCGCGACAATGTGCTTTTGCGTGCTTTCAAGTCCGGCAGCGCGGTTGCCGCTGTTGCACCAATCCATAATCCGCTGGCGCTGCGACAGTTTCGTTACCGCGTTCTGTGTCAGCTCCATCAATGTCGCGGTGCTTTCTTGCTCGATTTCCTGTCGGCGCATTGCGATCGCGGTCGCCAGATGTACGTCGATCGGCAGGCCGATTTCGTTCTTTCGCCATGTCCGCTCAAAAATCATCCGTTCGTCCGGCGTCAGCGGCGGCAGCCGACTATCCAGATCGGTAAGGCAGTCCACGTCAACGTCGTTGTATTCCAACAATTCGCGAAATGTTTGTACGTCTTCGTTGAAAGTGCCGTCGCGTTGCGGCCGGCAGGTCTTCATCACAAGTTCGCGCCCGCGCGGGTCCTTGCCCCGAATGCCGAGTGTCTTGCAGACTTGGTCTAAGCCGCCGGGCAGCGCCAGCGATTGCGCCCGCGCCATGGTGCAGTCAATCTTTGACAGCGGCAGGTCTAGGAACAGATTGACCGCGCGCAAAATCGAAACGTCAAAATTTGCGTGGTGCGCGACGAAGCGGCGGCATTGCCGCGCGTCGGCGTATAGGTCCGCGAGCGTGTGCGTGCCTAGGTGCGGATGCACGGGGCAGGCGCGTTTGCGGGCGCCGCGAAATTGCCAAACGACCGATGTGATGCCAGTCGAAGGGTCAGCCGCATAGCGACGCGCTCCCGCTTTTTTAAGATCGCAGCGGCTGCGTGTCTCAAAATCAGCCAGTAAGTCGTCAGGGTGCAGCATGGAAAAAGCGGGGGTTTTTGGCCCCCGCCCTCTCTAACGACTTAGCGCGGTGCGAACGGATTGGCCGACGGCGTAAAGCCGCCACCCGGCGCCGGGCTAAAAGGGGATGTCGTCGCCGCAGGCCCACCGAAACCCCCGCCACTCGGGGCCTGTGCAGCCGGAAAGGCAGGGGCGCCCGGATTCGGGGCAAACCCGCCTGCCGGCGGCGTAAAACCCTGCGGTGCATTCGGGCCGAAGCCACCAGGCGACGCACTGAAGCCCGCCGGACGCAAGCCCTGCTGTTCCGCCATCCGCATCAGCTCGGCACCGCTGACGGAGTTGGCAAATACGATTTCTTCGCCCGGCCCCGAGAACACGACGGCGTTAAGGTACAGCTTCACGCCGCGCGGATCGTTCTGCTTCACCGCCGCAGTTACGCCGGCCATGACGTAATCGCCGGACTTTACGCCGACCTTGTTTGTCAGCTTTGTGAGTACGCCGCCGGCCTGTACGATT